AATGTCTGTGGAAAAAATTAAAATGAACAGTAGTGTTCATGCGGCCTTTATAGAGTTTTTACGCCAACAAGGTGAACCATTGGAGAATTAAAATTAAGGTGAATAATATGAGTTGGAAAGAGCAATTGAACAAATCGCCTCAAGTAATAGAACAAAGAAAAAAAGAATTTAAGTCGGACTTGGATATTATAAATGAGTTTGTTAAGATTGAAGATTTTGAAAAAGTTAAAATTAAACTGTATGAATTATTAAAAGATGTAGAGAGTTTGGAAGAATTAACAACGCAGTTTACAAGGGAGATGGTGGAAGAATGACAGAAGATACAAGACAAAAAGAAATACGATTAGTAAAAGAATTAGCAAAACTAAAACAGACAAGAGCCCTACAAGATAATAAGGTTACAAAACAAAGAGATTTTTCTCTCGGTGGTATTGACCCTAATACAACACATAAGGCAACACATGGTTCAGCCGATGTTCCCGATGCAGTATTACTCCCCAAGAAAAAAACTCAGCGAATTGCACGAAGCCCATTTTGAGGTGAAACTATGCTTACTATTATTTCATCGGACATTAGAAAGACATTAGAAATGAGTACCCTTGATGAAAATACTATGCGACTTGTGAAAAATAAAGCCTCTTTAGATGTAATTTCTAATTCGCTTCAAGAAAATATTAATGCCGACAACTATACTCAATATAAGAGATTGATAAAGGCCGCAGAAGAAAAAGAAGTTGAAGATGAAGAAGAAAGAAGGAAAAAGGAAGATGATAAATGGAAGGAGAGTATTAAAGACCCTAATGAAGAACAGCCATTAACAGACAAAGAAAATGATGCAAGGGCAGATGCGGCTGGAAAAGAAAAAAGGGAGAAACAATTGAAGGAAGTGGAATGGCAAGATAAACGGATGGCGGATTGGTTAAATTATTTTAAATTACTTGAAGAAATTATTCCTCCTGAACACCACAATAGAAAATCTATTCTAAAATTGATTGTAAAAATATCAAAAAATAAAAAACAATCAAATAGTTTTTTATGGACTTTAGATACTATAAATAGGGGAAGAAGAACTATCCAAGATAAAGTAGGGGCAATAGAAGGGAAAAAGGTACTTAACGGTACTACCATAGATGTTGCTAAAATGGAAAATGATATTAGAGAAATTCTAAAAATAGAAATAGACGGTGTGCCTTTATTATCCCCTGATGGAGATGGGTCGGGTTTCTTGTCTGACCTTCATTTTGAAATATATGATGTGCCATCAGTCTTAAAAACTAAAAAAAATATAAAAATATATGAAAACGCACTAAAAGAACATAAAAAACTAGCCCGAAAACTAGAGGAAAGGAAAAAGAAAGAAGAACAGGAAGAAGAAGAAGAACAGGAAGAAGAAGAAGAACAGGAAGAAGAAGAAGAACAGGAAGAACAAGAAGAAGAACAACAAGAAGAAGAAGAAATGAGTGATGTTCTTTACATAGAGGAATATACTAAATTACAAGAAATACTTAATGCGGATATGAAATCATTAAATAGAACCATTACAGGATTCAAACAAAACATTAAGCAAATAGAAGCGTTAAAAAAAATTAATATTAAAGAAACAAAAACAGCCCTAAAAACAAGAATTAAACAAATTAAGGAAGAAATGCCAACTCCTGTTTCTCACATGGAGCCGGAGGAATTTCAAGATTTCATACAAGGGAAGGAAAATAAAGAAAGAGGATATTACATATCTTTAGGGATGGAACTTAGTAGGGCGGAATATGAACTTGAGAGATTAGACGAAAGACAAGTGCCACCAAGTGAAGATTTAGAAATTGCTTTAGCAGATGCACAAAGCACTATGGATTATTTACAAAAGAAACAAAAATATATGAAGTTAGAATTAGAGAATCAGGCAAAAAAAGTTTTTAATCAAGAATTTAAAGTTATTGTTAACATTTATCTTGGTGATAAGTCATTAATGGCTCAGATAGAAAGACTTAATAAAAGAATATTAAACCACAAAAGGCACAACAACAGACTTAAAACACAACATATTAAAATAATACGAAAGATTGTTGGGTTGCTAAAGCGAGAAAACGAACAATTTGCGGAAGTAGTAGATACTTTTAGTATTATTGAAGAAAGTTATGTAGGGCAGAAAGGCAAGAAGAAGAAAATTTTGAGGCTTGAAGATGGAGGTAAGTCAGTAGAGGTTTTTGATGCAGTTGATAAAGTTAAAGAGGTAATCACGGAAAAATTAAAGGAGCCTTCTCTAACAGAAGATGATGCAGAACAATTGCACCGATACATAAGACGATTAACTGCCATAACAGAACAAATTGCAGATGCAGATGCAGATGCAGATAAATTACAAAAAGAAATTGATAAAATTAACAAGCGCATAAAATATGCACTTGAAGCAATGGAGGAATAACAATGAGTTGGGAAACAATACTTAAAGAAAAAATAGAAAAGGAAAATAGCAAGGTGCTTGAAAGCCTTGATGTAAAACAACGAAAGACATTAAAGAAAACAATGCAAGCCGCCGAGCCAAGTGAATATTTTGGACAGGATTTTACTAAACTTGGGGAATTGATTGATATGCTTAAAGACTTAGAATTAATCAAAGCAGATAAGAAAATGAACAAGAGGTTAGTAGTAATGGATGAGGCAAACCTTGATATTGTTGCTTCTGCTGGCAAACTCCGTAAGGAATACGAAACTTTGTATAGGCAACTTCGGGGAATAGTATATCCAAAGAGAAAGGGGGATTTAAGAGATGAGTGAAAATACAGAAATAGTTATGCTATTAAAAGAATTAGTTAACCGAGTTAGAGAATTAGAAAAGGTAGCATACCACAATGATAACCTTTTAATGAAAAGTGGTTTTGTTGTAGTGGATAGCCCTACACCAAAGATGCAGAACTCAGTAGGAACAGTAGGTATGGATGATATTACTAAAATGTCATTTGATGATATGGCGGATATGATTTCAAAAATGGAGTGAGATAAATGGTAGAAAGAATGACAAAAGAAGAAGCATTAGTGCAAAGGGCAATAAGAGCCGCAAGAGTAGCGAAGCAGAATTTAATTGATGCTGATATAGACCAACTGCCCTTTGATAATGAAGAAGAAGAAGTTAAGGTTAAGAAGCCTAAAGTAGAAAAGGTAACTACTAAAATTGAAAACAATGACGGGACACATTCGGGCTACGGTCTTGCTGGAAACCAATAGTGTGTGATAGTATGCCCACTTCCGGCCTATTACTTGAAAAAGATTCTCCTATTTCAAACAATATAATTAATCTTTTTGAAAAAACAAGAGTAGCATATCTTTCAGCAAAGGCTGACTCTAAAACATATAGTGGTAGGTGGCGCAAAGCCATTGAAAATATTCAAAACGAATATGAGGATTTAGATGCAATGGGAAACCAACTACATCAATTCCTCCAAGAAGAAGATATTACTTCTAAAGATGCTATGAATGTTGAGAGTAGTATTGCAAGTAACATATATGAAGGAATAAAAAATCTAAGGTTCACTTCGGATGAAGTGCAAGACCCCTTCGCAAAAGAATTCAAAGATAATGTATTGGAACATTTATTGGATTCTCCCGAAGTCATGGCTAAGTTTATCCATTATGCACTTAGAGCCAACACAGATACTTTACCCAAAGAAGCATATGCGATTAAGGATATGGAAGAAGATACCTTAACTAATAATCTAAAGGGTATGGACTTATCGCTAAAAGACATACCTCTTTATATTATAGAACATTATGGAGATGGGAAAGACTCTAAAAAAGTAGAGAGTAAGTTTAAGGGAGGTCTTTCTCTATTAAAATTAATTTATTTGTCTAAACATAGTGAAGAAGAATGGAATAAACTTCTTGATATTAAAATTGAAAAGGCACAGAAATCAAATGAGGAAAAGGCAATTATTGATTTTATTGTTCCTAATAAACCAATGTATCGTATATTTGAAATAGACGACATAAAAGAACTAAAAGGTTTCTCCGGTGAATATGTAGTGCAAGAAAAATATGATGGGATGAGAATACAAATACACAAAATAGACAACAAAGTAAAAATATTCTCTTATAACGAAAAGGACATTACAGAAAAATGCAAGGAACAAGTAAAGGTGCTACAAGCAAAACATTTTGGTAATTGTATTTTAGATGCAGAATTAATTTTATTTGATGGAGATGAAGCCCTACATAGAGCAGACACCATTTCGCATGTTTTCAAAGACCAACACAAAGAAGGTATTCTAAAAGCACATGTATTTGATATTATGCGACATGAAGATAGAAACTTATTAGAAGAACCATTGAGGGACAGAATAAACATTCTTTTTCATAATTACTCAGCACATTCGGATGAACTACTTGCATTCCCTTCAAAGAAAGATACTCGCATTGCAGACACAATAAAAGATGTTGAAGAATATTCTAAAGCCATTATGGAAATGCCCACAAGCGAAGGAGTAGTTATTAAAGACATAGAATCTACTTATTTCATCGGTACTAAGAAAAATCCTAAATGGATTAAATGGAAGAAGTTTGTTGATTTAGATTTGATTGTTCTTGATAAGAAGAAAACTAAATCTAATATGTTTAGTTATACTTTAGGTGCAGGGCCAGCCGAAGGAGAAGGTAAATACTATCAAGAGATTAATGGAATAAATTATCTTAATGTTGGAAAAGCAACCAACACCAAACTTGTAGTTGATATTGGAGAAATACTTAGAGTAAAGGTTGATGAGGTAAAAGAATCCAAAGACCGCTTTACTATTTACAATGCTAACCCAATTGAAATACCCGAAGAAGCCCTACCGGAAAAAATAATTACATTGGAATTATTGGCTAAGGACACTAAACCTTCTCTTAAGTATAAGGCTACTGCTTTAGAAAAAGGCATTAGTATTACAGACTATATTCACGGTGAAGCGATTCTAAAATCTATGGATGGTTTTATTCTCTATGAATTTGAAGATAACAATTTAATGTCTAAGAATGCTATGGCTAACTTAGATTTGTGGAAAAACCAAGCAGAAGAAATAATGAAAACTAAACAAAGTGAACTAACTTTGAAAGTGTTTCAATATCTAAAAAATCAAGGGGCTAAAACAATTAAAGAAATACATAATCAATTAGTTAAAACATATCCTAACCACTATGAAGATATATTAGAAAGTAATATGAGTAAGGTTAAAGATTGGTTTAAGCAAAGAGAAGGTATTTCATATGATGAAGCAACTCATAAACTATATGCGGAAGAAGATAAAATAATGCTTGATTCAATTATTAAGTATGAAACTCCTGAAACACACCGCAAAGGCACTTTTAAGGTGTATTCTCGTAAAGATGATGATTTGGTTTTAGCCATTAAGATAGCAGATGAGGCTTTATATTGGAATATAGATATAAATAATGATGATGATATATTTGCATTGTTTGGTAAAGCAAACAAATTCCCCGCAGAAGTAGCGACCCAAGTTTCTAAAGATAAGATAATAGATGAAGGCGATATTGAATTAGGAATACAACGAAGTGGGTATCACGAATACATGCTTAGTGGAAATAAGTTTGAAACAAAAATGCATTTTAGAGTAATTGAAGTAGATGATAAAAAAATGTGGCTAACTTGGACAGGCTATAAACAAGAACCGGCAGACCAAGAAGGTGATGAAGGCATTTGGGATATTACTCAAGATAAATATGCTAAACTGAAAATAAGGTAAAGTATTATATAGTCAATTAAAGAACGGACATAATGAGAAGAATGACTTCTGCTATTCTTACTCGGCAACATTGCGACTTTAGAATACTAAAAAGCGAAGAACTAATGATAGGGGGATATGCAAGCATAGAAATTGTGGATAAGCAAAACGACTTAATCACACTTGAAGCCTTGAAATCCGCCGCTAATCAATTTATGGAGAAGGACAATTTTAGAAATGTAATGACAAACCATTCAAATGTGCAAGTAGGAGAAGTAATACCAAGTTATAGAGATAAAAATGGAAAACTATGGAAAACAGATGTGGATGATGTAGGGTTTTTTGTAGTAATAAAATTAAGAGATGATATAGAAAAAGCAAAGGAAATAAATAGAGGAATTCGCAAGGGAACATTAAGGTCTTTTAGTATAGGTGGACAGGCAATACAAAAAGTAAAGAAAAAGCACGAAGAACTAGGAGAATATAGCGAAATCAGTAAATTAGAACTGCATGAAGTAACTATTTGTGAAAAAGGAATTAACCCCGAAGCGAGATTTGACATATTAAAACAAGAACAAGGTGAACAAAAAATGACTAATAAATTAGAAAAAGCATTAGAAGAACTTGACACTCTATTAGAGGAAGTCAATACTCTAAGAAAGGAAGAAGATTTGGAAACTGCCGAAATCGTAGAAGATATGGCCGTAGAAGATGAAGAAGAAAAGACTGAATATGATGATGAGGAAATGAAGGCTCGTACATCTCTTGACGCTGGCGTTATTGAAGATGGTGAACCGGCAGACCGTGTAGTTGTTAATAACGGAAACCCTACTAATAGTGGGCAAGCCGCTACAACTGTTGTAAAAGCATTTGAAAATAGCGAAGTAGGTTCTTTGAATCTTAACCCTTCAAATATTGAAAAGGCATATGTGGAATTCCGTGAAGAACAACTTGAAAAGTTGGCCTACACTAACCTAAAGAAATCCTTTGAGGCTCGCTTTCAAGAAGAAGTTTCAAGCCGAAACGATACTCTTGCAAAGAGCCAATACGATGCTCAAAGCGAAGTTGCTACACTAAAGAACGAACTAGCAGAACTCCGAAAGAGTTTTACAAATGATAAAGAAACTATTCTCAAGGCACAGACCGAAGCATCGGCTTTACCCGAAGGCTTCCCTACAACAATGGATGCAATTGCAGACATGAGTTGGGATGAAATTGGAAGGTTTGTTTAATTGAGGGGTGATGAAATATGACAGGATATATAAACACAATTAGAGATTTAGAAGCAGAAGCATACGGTTTTTCAAGTGCTTTTGGTGGAAACGATGTATTGAAACAAGCAGGTGTTGTTCAAGGATTACATACTGCACACGATACCGCCGCAACTGCGGCTTCCGGTGTTACCGGAATAGGAACAACTGCCGGACTTTACAATGTTCTTTACGGACAAAAAGTTTGGTCTATGCTAAACCGAGAAGTTAATGCACTTTCTATGATTGGAAAGAGGCCATATTCTTCAAGTGGTTGGAGAGTTTTGAAAGCCCGACCCTTTGGTGGTAGTGGAAATACTATAGCCGGAGCAGTTGGTGATGGAAGTGGAACAGGCGGAATAGGTAGTGCTACACCGTTTGCTGATGAAATTGGTGGCGTTCCTGAAAATGCAGGTCTTTCTACTGCGGCAGATGGTCTTGGTTCAATGGCTCCAACATATGCACAATTGTTTATGAGCCCAAAGATTGTAGCGCATCAGTTTGACTTCTCGGAATTGGCTATGGAAATGGCTAAGATTGATGATGGAGTTGGCGACATTAGAGCACAACTTCGCAAAGATATGGGGATAGCACATGCAGAAGCACAAAACATGATGCTTGTTATGCCTTTGGAACATTATGGTGAAAGCACAAACTTAGGGGATATTGAAAGAAACTATACTTCATTAAATAAGATTGTAACAAGCCGAGCAGAAATTCTTGCTATTGACGGTGGGGCTATTGCAACTGATACCGCAACTAACTCAAATAATCTTGGAAAGATTTACGGTGATGAGCGTTTCACCGCCGCATCTTTCTTAGATGCAGAAGTTGATTATGGGGCTTCCTATGCAAGTACCGCAGTTCGTTCTTTAACATTAACTTTACTAAATGACATGATTCGCAGACTCCGTGTTGCAGGTGGTTCACCAAAGGTTATTCTAACCGGATATGATACCATCCAAGCAATTGCAGACTTACTACAAAGCCAAGAGCGTTTTATGGATAGAAAGCAAATCATTCCTACTGTAAATGGTGTGCGTGGAGTAAAGGGTCAAGAAGTTGGCTTCCGAGTTTCAACATACTATGACATACCACTAATCCCCGTAAAGGATATGGCTAGCACAGGAACTGCAACTTCAAAGACAAGCGATATGCTATTCTTAGATACAGACCACATTTGGCTCGCAGTTATGAAACCAACTCAATACTTTGAAGATGGTATCGGCAACGGAAACCCATTTGGTGTTGGTCGTCTTGGAAACCAAGCACTTTACCGAACAATTGGTGAAGTAGGTTGTTCTTTCTTCAAGGGTCAAGGTAAAATTACCAACATTCAATGAGGTGTTTTAGTTGGCATTTACATCAACATTAACAGAAACAGTAGTGATGGGCAATAAGAGAATGTCCTATGGTACTTACACTAATACAAGTGGCAGTACGGGAGGAGAAGTAGATACAGGCCTTTCAAAGGTGGATATTATGTTCACTCAAACAACAGGAGCAGTAGTTCCCGCCCAAACTACATCTATTAACGAAACACTACCCCTACACAACACTAGTGCAACTTCAACCGTTTCAGTAACATTGGTTACTGCCGCAGATAATGTAGGGTTTTGGGTAGCATACGGGATTTGATATAATGGCTAAAGTATGTCTTAGTGAAAATTCACTAATGGATAGGCTAATGTTAAAAACAGGGAATGGGATGAGCGAAATTACTCGCAATGATTCTTGTTCTCTTTCCCCAACCAAAGCAATGATTTATTATGGCGACCCAAACCTTCTAATTACTTTTGAAGAACAGGATAGAGCCGAATTAAAGAACCTTGATGGGAAACTACGAAGTATGGCTTTAGAGGCTTTTAAGGTTGAAGATTGCCCTTCATCTATTTTACCTAAGAAATCAGTTGCTAAAAAGGCAACTAAAAAGGTAAAAGAAGCGGTTAAGTCAGTTATTACTACCGAAGAACAAGAGTAATGTTCAAGTAATACCTTGCTTACCATGTGGTAGGAGAGAGGGAAAATGGCAGATGCAAGCAGAAGTAGCGGGGTCTTATCAGCAACAGGTATTATTGCCGCCCATCCATGTAGGTTGAAAAGTGTTCATGCTACATGTAGGGGGGCAAATGCAGATGAATATATTATCAAAATATATGATTCTAAAGATGCAACATTAACAGGAAATACAGAATTAATTAGAATGGTGTTTAATGGGAATATGCAAGCACAAAATATAGAATATGATTGTCATGGTGTATTAGCAAGAGAAGGTCTTTATTTAGAAATAACGGCTCCCGCCGCTCCAGACCCTAGTTCTCATTGTGCAGTAAGTGTGGAGTTTAATTAATATGCCAGCCTTAAATCACGATACTCGCCTTGTAATGACTATTCTTTTTGTAGGGACAGTTAGCGGAGCAAATGTGTATTTTTATGCTAACTTTGGTTTATCATTCCCGTATGGGGCATTAGAACATGCGGTTTTATTTGGGCTGATTACCGTTGGTTCAATTATGGTAATGAAAGCATTGTTTGATTTATCACTTAATGATAGGATAGAAATGTATTTGCTTGATAGGCGCATTAAACATTATTGGGAAAGAATGTCTAAGGAAGAAGAACAAAGGAATAAACTTAAAGATACTATGAAACAATATTCAAATACTTTTAATATTCCCCAAACTCAAATTACTTCTACTTATGAAACAGAAGGCATAGGTAATGAGTTTTTAGCCGCCCTCCAACCATAGGTGATTAAATGGTATTCACCGGATTTGATGAAGGTGCAATGGCCTACGATTTACAAAGGGCTCATAGTGCAGATATTTGGTTTCTAAAGTTTAGAGCCTATTTTTGGGGTTCATGTGTGGCTTTGTGTGGTTTCTTAGTAGGTAATATTATGGGAGTGTTTGGTGTTAATATCATGGGTGAAATATTCAATCAATTAGGAAACCTATGGCATCATATTGGTGGTTAAATGTGTCTGTTCTCGCAGGGTTCGCCATAGTATTAAGTGAAATGGCTATCTCTTTTTATAAAAGAATACATGCAATACAGTTTGGAGTTTATGGTTCTACTATGGTTGGTAAAACTACTTTACATCATCAACTTAGAACAAGGGGCGAAGTACCCGAAATAAAACATAGAACTGTTGGTTTGCATAAAGGCTCTCGCAAAGTTGTAAAGATAGATGGAGAAGCACATACTCTTAAAACTGCTGATGTTGGTGGTGAGGCTCATTATTGGAAAGAATGGGAAAAAGATATGAGGCTTAGAAAGGTAAGATATGTTATTTTTATGATAGACCATAGACATTTAGATTCACCTGCTAATTTAGACCATCAACTTGCTTGGAAGTTTTTAGTTGATATTATACAAAATAATAAATGGTCTAATAACAAAAAGAAAAAAGAACATGACTACCCTTTAGCCATAGGTATTTGGGCTAATAAATACGATATTTGGAAAGAAAAACACCCATATGAAGGGGAAATGAAAGACCATCCTATCTTTGAACCTTTCAAATATGGTATGCAAAAACTTAATGATAAAGGCATACCATGTTATAAATATATAGTGTCTGCTAAATCACAACCGGAGATGGTTTATCGGGGTATCACCACGATGATAAAGGATTATTGAGGAATGTAAAATGTTTAACCAACAAAATCTATTGATAGATGCTAGCCAAAACGCCCCTAATAAGTTCTTACCCCCTTTACAAAGAGCAAGAGCATGTGGGCCAATTGAAGAATATAAGTTTGCTCAAATCAAACCAAAGAAACAACTTAAAGAAATTAAATTAGTATTACTCCCCGAAAAGAAAAAGTTCATAATCCGATATGGAATGAAGTTTAACCTAAAAGATAGATGTGTAGTCTGTGGTGTTCATAAAGTATGGCAGGGCGGGGATTATTTAAGACCCCCCATACCATTAAGTGATGTTGTAAAAGGTAGGCCACTAAGAGGAACATACTGTGAAAAACATGCAAGTTTACATCGTCAATTAGAAATGTTACAACAACAAATACTTGCAGATGAACATGGTTTAGATTTCAAAGCCTTTGTTCCTAAGCCAAGAATACCCCAAATGTTAAAGCGTGGGCCATTACAGTCATTAAATAAGGAAGATGTATTTTCTCTATCCGCCGCAGGTTGGATTCTAAAACCCCCACAACAAAAAGAAGAAAAACCACTTGAAGAAGTTGTAAGATTAACAATGGAAATGAAGATAGCGGCTGATAGAATTAATACATTGATGGAAGGAGCAAAAGGTGAGTAAGATGGTATTTGGCCCAAACAGAAACGATATAATGGGTGCGGTAAGCGCACAAAGCGATACACAATTTAAGACGATGAATAACTTGCTTTCTTTGCAAGAAAACCATGTGGAAGAATTTTTCCAATATCACGGTCAGCAATTTTTCACTTCAATGGAAAAACTAATTGAAGATGTTGTTGAAAGAGTGGTTAGTCAAATGCTTACTAAATTAGAATTTGTTCAAGATACAACAACAGGTAAAATGTCAGTTCATCCCGATGCTATGAAAGATTATGAAAAAATTACCCAAGAGAATATAGATTTAGATATTATCAATTTACTTAATTCAGCAATTGATAGTGAAGTAATTACTCAGCGTAAGATGGCTAAACAACAATACTTAGAATCACAAGGATTTACAGGTGGACAAAACCCTAATGGTATGCAAGGTGTTCAACAGGCACAAGGACAATACGGACAAGCACAACAAATGTATGGACAAGGACAAGTAGCCATGAATAATAATAGTGGCTACCCTGTTCCTCCAAGTGGACAAGATAATTATGGTAGGCCATATTGGGTGGATGCTCAAGGACAAATGAGTTATGAACCACCACAAAGCGGCCTACATTTAGGTAGTGCAATTCAAAAAGGTGCGGCTTGGGCTAAATGGCTAATGTAAGGTGCTGGTAATATGCATGTTGTAATAGGTGTAGGGCGTGATAGAGAAGGGAAAATTCACATATGGGAAGATTGCCTACCTCTATTAGCAAAGAAAATATATAACGGAGATAGTTATGATATAGATGCTATTGTTGAGGACACAAGGGAATTTATTGAAGCGGGGCAGATAGAGGCTGATGATTTTGATATAGATGAATTTAAGTCAAAAGGCAAAGATATGCTTACAGAAATAAGAGATATGAACCTTGAAACTTTTTTAGATAACTATTCTAATAAAAACCCTATCAACTATGGTAAATTAGCACGAAGTTGGTTAGGTAAATACTTTCATTTCGGACAAGAAGATGGCGCAGAATATGAAACAGGCCAATCAAACTTAGATAATAGAAATTATGAAACTAAACCTTTACTAGTAAAAGATTTAGAAAATGATGAAATTAAAAACAGGTTAGTGGGATATACTATTCCTTCATCACAAGAACAAAACCCCCAAAAGGATAGCGAATCGGCCTCCAAAAACGAAATACAAACATATAAGCGTGTTCCTAACATACTACCTACACATGTAAAGGTAAAAACAAAGGTTAAACTTGAGAATACCAAAAAAGCCAACAGTATAGATATAAGTGTTAAAGGACAGATGGTTATTGATTATGAAGCACATTTACGAAAATACCATGTAGATAATATAAGAAAGGTAAAAAACAAGGGAAAAGCCTCTAAGGTGCATAACATTTGGGAAGAAACAGAAGGTGCGGGAAACTATAAGGATGCACCAATACCACCATTACCCATATTTCACACAAAACCAATCCCTTTAATTAAAAATAACCCCAAGAAAAAAATAAGCGAGGCTATTAAAAACCAAATAGAAACTTATTTGAATAGTCAATTAATGGAAAATATGAGTATTAGGAATGCAATAGGCCCATATTTAGCCCCATATATACAATACGACATTGAGTTTTCATTAAGCGGGGAGGGGGCCGAGAAGGTAGAAGATATGCACTCTCACCAGCCATTCACCATATCTTATAGTAAAACGGAACAAGGATATATAATATCATCTCAAGCAATATTCATAAATATATTTGCGACTCCACTATATGATTTAGTACCTACACTACATAAAGTAGTCCCAAAAGCCGTGAAAGAAGGCAGACAGGCAAAGGATTCTTTACCATATGATGAGGAGTTAAGTGATAGATTAAATGCTATTGTAGGAAGTATAAAAGAAATGACAGAAGATTTGGCGGAGGTTAGATAATGCCTATTGCATTTTCCCCAAGTGATTATACCACTATAAATGCAGACTATTCAACAGGTAAAGGATATTATACTGATGAAGAAGCAGTTGCAGATTTACTACAAATACCAAGTTTTAGTGCTTTAACAAACCCTACTAATACACAAGTTGGTTCAATTATTAAACGAGTTGAGGGAATTATTGACGATAAGATAAATCGTTCCTTTAGGCCAATTTTACACAACCAAGAATTTCATAATTTTGAATTTGCTACCCATCCTTCCGATGTTTACTATGGTGGATATGTAGGGTTTGTTCAACTTAACCATATGAAAGTTAAGAAGATAGTTTCTTTACAGGTTTGGGAAGGTAATTCATATAGAGAATTGGCTTCTGCTCAAGCATCAATTGTTTTAGATAGTAGTGAATATGACAAACTCGCTACAATTAGTTTGGTATTGCCCGATGGTAGCACTACCTTTACTCTTAACGCAAGCACTAATGTAGGGTCAAGTTTGAGTGATGCTAATTTCAATAAGAAGTTTGGTGCTAAGACTACTGCTCAAGAAATTGTAACTTTAATCAATGAACAGTTTCCTTCTAATACTGTGCCTTTTACTAAGGCAGATAATAAAAAAACTTTAACAGAAGATGGTGGAACAGATTTTAACATTAGTGATTTTTTCTTTGCAAGTATTGATGAAACAGATGGCTATAAAATTAATATTTCAAGTTTGCTTATGGGAGAAGATGGCTCGGATTGTACTATTAGTGCTACTGTTTCAAGTGGAACCGTTGCAGATGCAATAACAGTTGAGAGTTTTACCGATAAGCAAAACATGAAAAGAATTGGCGACTTTTGGAAAATAGGACATGAGGGTAGGCTTTTCTTCTTAAAGAAATATCCATATCATAATAATAATTCTGTCATCGTTTCTTATATTGCCGGTGATAGCCGTGTTCCTTCATCCATACATGAAGCCGCCACAAAATTAGTTGCGGCTGAAATAATTAGACATGACGACCAAAGCATTCTTATTGCTGAAACAGGAGCAAACATTACCACTAAAGAAAAATACGATATTCTTAAACAAGAGGCTATGGATATTCTTAATGGAAAGAAAGATATGATTTATTTTATTGATTAATATGTTCAAAATACCAACTGATGAAATAAATAAGTATATTGCTATAGAGAAAGAAAGAAATGAAGAAATGAAAGCAATTTCACTATTATTAGGGGCAGACTTTACATTTTCCGAAGAAGAAATTATAGCCAATGCAGAAGAACAGTTTATGAAAGCAATTCAAAAGAAAGTTGAAAGTGAGGTGGAAAAATGGATGAAGTCAGTCTTTTAATTGATATGTTAGATAGTGTTTGGACAACTTCGGCAACTACTTTACAAAGTGCTGGAACAATTACCTCATCTCATATAGGAAAACCAAACATTGTTGATATTCGCACTATGGAAGCAAATAAAGGAAGTAGGTATGATTTATCTTCTAAGGATTTAATTGTTGTTTTTGAAGATGGACAAACAATAGATTATCCTACTATTGGTTTTGATATTAGGAATGAGTCATATACATTTACAATACACATTAGATGCATTCACGATGAAAGAGCAGGAACAGACGCAGATTACGGCAAAGATAGGCTAAGGGCTTTATACTTGATATGCCGTCATATACTTGAGGGGAAGCGCAAAGGTTATACTGCGGCTGATGGTTCTAAATTCAATCAAGTGTTTTGTGGAACAAGAAGTGAGTCTAATGACCGAAGAAAGCGAATATTTGGATATAAAATAAATGTGGAAACCAAAAGATTTGCGCTCTCAATCCCTTGATTGTATGTATGTAAGGAGAGAAAAGCATGGTAAATAACGATATATTTGTAGGAAGCGGAACGAGTTTAACTTTCATACCGGAAGTTGATTTTTATATTAAACCATTAGCAACTCCTGTAACGGCTGATACAACTGTTAGAATACATACTACTGATATGGGGCAGTTTAGACTTGTAGTAGATATGTATGTTGGTTCTATTATTGAATTTTGGGACACATCAACAGGTCTATTAATTTCAACACATAGAGTAACAGGTAATACTTATGATACTTTTACTTTTCATCCTGCTATTACTGCCGCCACTTATTCATCATCCGATTATTTTATTCTAAAAGGATATGGAAGCCCTTGCCCTGCACCAAAAACATCGTCAATAGCAAGACTACTTTCCGATGAATGGCTAGGTATTGTTGATTCAGCAACATTCCCAAATATTGAAATAGACATGAAACAACATAATCTTTTCATTGGTGGAAGTAGAAACCTTACATTCCAATATAAAGGATTAGAAACTGCAAGTGGTGGGTCTTTTGAGGTAGCGGCTAATCATGGGGCTTGGCTTTATTATACTCTTGGTAAATGTACGGGTGCAACCTCAGCAAGTATCGCCGCCGCAAATAGTGGGGTAACAGATTCCTTTACCGCTACAAGTGATGGTATTTTTATTGATAATGCCGCCCATCTTGAAACAGGCCCAATTTTTTATCGTTCAGTAGGGACAGATTTAGTACCACCATTAATGCCTACTGATGCCTTTGGAAGTATGGACACTATTACAAATCCAACCACTAATTCACATTTAATTACCTATACTTTTGAAGAAGCAAGTGGACATGAATTACCTTCATTTGCATTAGAGAGAACATATTCTAAACTTAGTTCTGCTACTGATACATATTTAACAGAAACAGGTGCGGCCTCCGAAACAGAAAACTTTGTTACTGTAGCAAGAGGAAACCGAGTAAATTCACTTACTATAACAGGTAGTGAACAAGACCCTATAAAGATGAATTTAGACTTGAATACAAGAGCCGTTCATGCATTAGGACAAACAGAAGCATATGAAGCAAGAAATGGTGTGGAAACAGAAACTTCTTTCTTTAACTATAATAGCAACGATAGTTTCCTTGAACCTTTCTTTTTCCATGAAGGAACAATTAAGATGTTTGGGCAAAACTTCCTAAAGATTACTCAATTTACTTTAACAATAAATAATAACATTGCAGATAAGAGATATATAGGAATCAGTAGTAGAGAAGTTAAAGACGGTATTCCTGCACAAAGGACATACGAATTAACTTTTACTGCGCATGTTACTGATAATATGCTATTTGAAGAATTTAGAAACTTAACAGAAACTTCGGGTTCATTAATTGAACTTATTTTTACTAAGGCTAACAATGAAAAGATTACTATTAAATTAGATGATTACTTTATCACCTCTAATAATTGGAACATTCCCGATGATAAAGGGCCAATTGATGTTGAAGCAACAATACAGGCTCGCTCTTTAGACACTTGCGAAGTTATTAGTCATTGGATTTTACAGGGGTGATTTTCTTGGGTAAGGGAATTTCTTACAGGGAAAAATTAGCAAGACAGGCAGAACAGGCTAAAGCAAAGAAAGAAACTAAAAAGCCTAAGAGCCCAAAGGGGGCATCTAAAAAGAAATGATATTCCACCAACACACCGTTTGTATGTATGTTGGTTAGAAGGTGGAAAATATGGAGAAAAAAATTACACAGAACAAAAGCGTTTTATTTGCGCTAACGGAAGCGAAGATGCATCATGTTAAAGTTGCACCGGAAACAGAAGAATACCTTAAAGTTTGGGTTAAAGAACCCACTTGGTTAGAAGTAGAACAAGCAATGAATAGCCTAATGGATATTGATGCTAAAACTCAATCTTTTAATCTTGACTTGAATACCATGTATAGATACATGGTTGATAATTTTATTACTAAAACAGAACCTTCTTTATCATCAGTAGATTTACTTAGATTAACCCCCTTTGTAGGAAACCAAATTAAAGAAATATTACCTAATCCTTTTGATATGATGTCGGAGGATGAAGAAAAAAAGGAAAGTTGAGGCGAGCCATAAAGCAAGGGAAAGCAGACCCTTCAACGGGTAGCCTCATAATAGCCTACACTTTAGCAAAAGCACTATCAATAAGCCCACTTGAAATATATAAAATGCCAGCACAAATGGTTATGGATTTATTAACAATACATGGAATAGTTGAACAAATGAAAGCCGATGAAATGGATAAGATTAAACGGAGTGTGAAATGATGGTTGGCGGAGGCGAATATAAAAAATTGAAGGCAATGGAGGTTCATTTACAAACAATAATTGACCTAATGGGCAGGGCTAATGATGTTGCTAAAGAAACAATTAAAGTAGAAAAAGAAGTAGAAAAACAAATAGAGAAAAACAGAAATGTTTTTCATAGGGCGGCTGATAGGATAGAAAACTTTATGTCCAAAGGTGAGGGAGCAACTGTATTTTTTAGAAGATTACTCTATGCGGCGGGTGGATATAAAATAATAAATAAATTCAATGTTAGTCTAAGAGCCACAGGTAAAGTATTTGAAACATTGAATAAAATTAGACCCAAAGGCTTCATGAAAATATTTGCTAATAAGAAGGAACAAAGTGATGTAGGAGGCTTTAGCAATTTATTTGATATGGCGGATAGTGGGACATTAAATGAAAACTCAACCATTGTTAAGCCACAAAGAATAAGAGATAAAATAGGAGGAGGAATAAAAGGAGGAATAACTAAAGCACAAGGTTTTGTATCTTTCTTTAGAGATTCAAAGAAAAGAACTAAGTTTTTTAATAAGATAAAAGGTAAGACAATTCAATTTTTAGGTAACTCATTAAAATTTATCAAAGGAGGACTAAAGTTTTTATTGTTAGCATCTTTTTATATTGCTATTATAGCAGTAGCACTTCAAGCATTTAAGCCCCAATTAGGAAAGGCGTGGGATGCGGCGAAAGATGGTTTTAGTACGGCTTGGGGATTTATTAAGAAAGGAGGAAAATTATTTAAAGATGGTTTTAGTCAAATATGGTCTTTTCTTAAAGACCCCTTCGGCAAAGGTAAATTAGAAGGTATGATGGATGGTATTTTGAAAATAGGTTTGGGCCTACTTACAGTATTATGGGGCATTATAACAGGTATAATTTTGCCCATTTGGAAGTTTGTAATTATATTTATCAAAAGTAGCATTGCTAGATTGGTGAAAAAAATAACCAATATGGGTAAAAAGGGAATAGTGTATAGTATATTTGGGCTGATTGGTTTAATTGTGATTGCTATATATGGCCTACCTCTAATTCTTACTGCGGCAATAATATTAGGAGCATGGTTTTTGATAAAAAAACTTAAGAATATGTTTTCAGGTAAGGGTTTCTTTAGCAAACATGCAGGTGGAGGGATTGTTAATTCTAATATGCAACTTGTTGGTGAAGGTGGGCCGGAATTAGTTTCATTACCAAGAGGTTCAAGAGTACATACTAATACACAATCTAAGAAAATGGTTAGTAAAGGAGGAGGCAACACTTTCAACATTACAGTTAATGCAAACAGTTTAGCAGATAATGATTTGAGAAAGGTTGCCCAAAAAGTAGGGCAGATGGTTAATCGTGAAGTTAATAGAAGCACAAGTTCAAGAACGGTGATGTAAAATGGTAAGCCCCGATGACCTCCACTATACTTTCTTAAAATTAGGTGCTAGTAAAGATAATGATTTGGTTACAAATGTAATTGCATTAAAATCAGTTTCAGTTACAATAGCAACAACTAAAACAGTTCCCTCATTTGATGTGCCTCTTTCCGGTTTATTTAGTGGGGAATCTCGCACACTCGCTCTTAACTTAGGTATGGCTTCAAAAACAGTTAGTCTTTCGGGTATTATTACCGACCAATTAATAACAAGGGAATTTAAAGAAAAATCTTCTCCAATAGCCGTTAAAATGACCGCTACTGAAATAGCGCAACTTATTCATAATAGCGCAGACGGCACTACTTTACAAGATTTACAAAATATGAATGAGTTAATATTTTTAATGGAATCTAAAGTAGATAGTAATTATGAATATCGTAATGTAGATGAAAGTGCTGACTTAGTTCCATTTACCTTTGCCGCAAGAGGAGAAGCAAATGAATTAGATAATCATAGAGCATTTCTATTGGTAAGCCCCTTTCCCGATTCAATGTATGATGAGGGAGTAAAAGGGTTTGTGAGGTCTTTTAACACTACGCATACTTCCGATACAATAGAAGTTGAATTCTCTTTAGAGTTTGAAGTGGCTATGGTGTTATAATGCAAAGACTATTACTTGGGCAACAAAGAGGTTTGGTTTTCCCTGTAATGTGTAATGCAAATATTAAAATTGATTATAGTGATAATATCCCCGATGTAGAAAGTGATAGTCTAACTTCAACAGACCACCCTTACGGCATTTGGGGGCACGAAGGTTCTTTTAGTTTAGATGCAATTATTACTCCTTATGAAATAAATGGAAACGAAAATGCGAACATAGTAGATTCAAAAAAAACCCTACCTATCGGGGGGCTTTACGGAGGATATTATCTTGCACCTAATAACGCAAGTAGCACATTAATAAGAGCAAATCATAAAATGGCTATTTTTCATAGCACTAACTTAAAACTATTCTTAGTTAATGATACATTAAGCGTGTTAGATTCGGGCCTTTGGAAAACAACAACTAAGAATAATCCGGCAAAATATAAACTTGAAGTAGAAATAACTACTGATACCACCACTACTTTAACATCGGATGCAGTAATATTCCCTTCTCATGCCCAACCCGCAAGAACCAATACAGACTTTATCGCTGGTGGGATAAATGTTAAGGGCCAATACATTAGAGATAAGATAGATACTGTGGCTAGTCATAGTGCAGGAAATAATTACTTTACCGCTACAAGCATAACAGATTATTTTGTAGGGCAAGAATTGTTTGAGAAAAGTGGTTTTACTTTCAATTCATTAGGAACAGTAAGTAGTATTGTTAGTACAACAGTTACTCTTAGTGCCGTTCCAGCCAATAATTTAACAGGTGATGATGTGTTTAGTTATGCACCTCAAGATACACCATATGTTAATAATTCATACCATGTTGGAATAACTTATAATGATGCTATGAAAAGAATTAATATCTTTTTTAATAATAAAGTTGTTAAAGAAGGGACACATTCAGGCACTACTTCCTTTTCTCTTGCTAGTGAAGATTTGTATATTGGGGCTAATGGAGAAAACCACCATAATAGTGTTAGTGGAACAAAGATTAGTGAAGCCTCTCTTAACAATCAATTTATGGGAGTATTACATGAGTTAAGTTTTGTTAAAGGAAACGCCCCTACTTTCTCAACCCATACTCTAAATCCTAAGTATAGCGATACATTATTATATTTGACATTTGAGGAAGTGGATGCATGACTGTATATGTTATGAGAGAAGGGTCTAACCCAAATTCAGTTGCAGTAGTGGCGACAACAGGAACATCTTCTAATAATATTAATTTTAATTGTCCTACTAATCCTTTTATTCATAATAGTGTAAGTGCTACGGATGGATATGTTTGTGCTGAAATACGAAGTGGAGATAGCACCCCTACAACCATTATAAAAAAAACAACAGGAGCCTACGATACATATAATGAAAATTTAGAAACTACTGCCGGATATAGAGTAAAGTGCTATAATGCAAATGGTGATGGGCAATTACACAATTGCGATTTAGCAACACACGACCATTTCATTCTTTTATATGCAGATGATAATACTCAACATCATTTTGCTAAAATTACTGAGGTCAAAACGGATGATGTTTTAGGAGATGCATTAGAATTTGAACCAAAGTTAGGTAATGAAATCCCCAAAGGAACAAAGTTTAGTGTGTTTCAAGGGCCGACTGTTAGCGACCCCGACTACACCGATGTAGTTGCAATTAGTTTGGGCATGTTAGTGGATTCTAATACTATTCATTTTGATTCACTTGTTTGTGCAAGACCATTATTCTATTTCTATAATGATAGATTAGATAAACCGAATGAATTAGACCATAACAAAAAATACAAATTATGTTATAATGAAGGTACGGGAGCCACTTTTGCTCTTAACACAATTTCTACTTTTATTACAAGTCAAGACTTTGGCTTAAAACTTAAAGATGGAAGCAAATATGGGCTCAACATATCCATAACAGATAATAGAAGAAGCAATGACGACCCCCGACTACATTCAACATTTTATAATGTCTATGATAATATAGCAACCTTTAATATTGCTGACTATGATGGAGTTTTTAGAAATAGTAAAAGAGAATCAAATGATGATTCTTCTGCCGAAGAATTTAATGGAGAGTATCAATATATCCATTACGAAAACTCACCCCAAAAAATGAATAATCCCGAAGGTCTATTTTATTCTAAAGTATTTAATTCAATAGGAGGAAGGGGTGGCTATGCCCAAGCAAAATTAGTTGAGCCTTCACGACATTTCAGTAGTAAGTTTAACACACAAGACCGTTTAGCAATACGAGAAAAACTACATGAAAATAATTTAGAAGATTGGTTTGAATTACCAATGTTAGTAGATTCAACAAGCGGAACAATAACTGTTTATGTTACAATTGAAGAAGGATATGATGCAAGAGTTTTATTCGGCCAATACGAAGAAATAAAAATTGGTGATTACATAGGCACAATTACAGGAGTCGGAGCACCAAACTATTCTACTAAACTCCAATTACTCACATTAGATAATAATTGGAGGTTAGCAACCGATTCAACTTATACTTTTTACCCCACTCTATCGTTTGTTTCTGCTGATGATAAAGTGTATCGGAGAGCATGGTCGCCAGCAACAAGAACATTAATGACAACCTTCCCCCTTCAAACAGAAGTTACCTATTCTATTAGTGCAATTACAGACCACCCAATAAGTGTTGATGCCCCTACTTTCAAAGTCAATGATATTACTTTGGGCAGTTATACTCAATCAAGGCTCTATAATTCATATGTAGTGTTTGGGGCGAAAAATTATGAAGTGGTTGAGTCAAGGGTAGCATTTGACGACAAGGTGCATTCTTGTTTAAGATTAGAGCCTCCGAGAGCCCACTATCGCTCAGTAGCAGATAGTAGAACATCATTTGACTATGCCTTTAGTAGTTATGTTTTGGAGATGGAGATTTTCACCGGCACGATTGAAGATATTCAAATGTATTTGGATAACGGACAACCTATTTTTGAGGTGGCGGGTCGGGATAATTTTGCTAAGTTAATTTCTCCAATAGTAAATAAAAATACTTTGTTCGCACAAGATATGATTTTAAGTTCTAAAAGCCCTGTTCAAAAACTAACTAAGGTTACAGAAAGTGGAGGAGGAGATGTTAGCCCCATAGGGACATATGCTCCCAATGCTGATATTATTATAACTAATAATGCCCCTACTAATGTGAGTATTGGGGATTTTATTTTTACTGCTGATGGGAAATTAGTTGGGGAAGTAGAATACATTTCTACTAACAATATTACTTTTACATTTGGTAGTGTAGCAAGAGTTGTGGTTGCAGATGTTTTTTACAAACAATCCCCAACTACATATTCTTTCCTAAAGGCTTCGCAAGCGAGTGCTCTTAATTCTCAAACATACAGTTCTTTAGATGGTGCTTCTAATAAGGGAGTTTTCTTTACAAGTGGAATTACTTTAGATAGTGCGGGTAATAAAAACACCCTACTTACAGGTTCTTCAAGTAACACTAATGAAAATGCAGTAGGTTATCACCTCAATTCAATAAATAAAATAGCAGATAAAGGTTTTATTGCTAATCTTAAAGATGAATTCGGAGGAAATGTTTTATCCGATACAATGGTTAATGCACTTGTGGATTTTAATGTAGTGTCTATTAATACAGAAGATACTCAAACAACAATAGAATTAGCAACAAAACAACCTTTATTTTTAGGTAGGGTTGAGGATTATCACGGTAATGATGTTACCACTACTTATATTACTGCCCTTATTTCCGATGATTCAAACAATAGTAATTACTTCACAACTGAGTTTCAATTACCTATTACTACAACAATTGATACTCATTTCAAAAGGAATGACCCTGTATTTATTGAAAGAGGCTTTCCAGATGGTAGTGTTTCTTTTTTAGGATATTTCATTAGAGGCACACCCGACCCAACAGGCTCAGACCATAGAATATATTTAGATAGACCTGTTTCAGTTACAATGGGTGATGGAATCTATAAATTAAACACCCAAACAAGAACAGGTATGTATTTCATTAATAAACCAAACCACTTAATACAATTAGCAAACTCTCAAATTGACGACCAATGGGGAACAATACCATTCAATCCGAATATTCACGATACCGCTACTTCAACTGCCGATGCAGATTATCTTTCTCGCTATGGGGCTTCTTACTATCATATAGTTGATTTAGAAAAGGGACAATATGATTATTTCAATGAAAAACCAAGATTGAGTACTACAACTGAGCAAAGTGATGCAATGTATTACAATAAGAATAGTAAAACTAATTATTTTGCTACAAGTAGTAGATTTAATTTAGGTTATATTAGCACAATAGATATTACAAATGCAGACGAAGATGATTTTACTACTTTGCCTTCTAAACAAGGTATGTTTGAAAAGAGGGGTAATTTACCATCAAGAGGAACAAACTTCCATGATTATTATTTAACAGGCGATACAGATGAAGGTTCTATTCACTTACATACCTCAAGTGATAATAGGCTTTGGGAAAAAGCCATACATCAACAAGATAGCAAAGTTAGTAGGAATTTCTTATTTATTGGAAGTGATTTACTACCTTATTCAAGTTTAAGAAAGGATAGCCTACAAAAAACTAATAGAGATTTAACTGATTTTAATATAATGTTAAGTGGTAATGGTAGTGAATCTAATATAAGTCAAGCCCAAACAAAATACTTAGGTGGAGGAACATCAATTAGCACCAATGATGATAATATTACATTTGCTCAAATATCTTCCGCCCCCGACATTTCAACATTAAAAAGATTTAGTATTTTACGATTAATTGAAATGACAGTAGATTGGCATTTCAATTCTTTTGATGTAGAGCACCCCCCACCCAAAGATAAAACTATTGACTTAATAGGATATAATAAAATTAACACTATTTCTAAAGTTCTTGATAGTAGTGGTAGTGCTATTACTATTACTTCATATACTTCATCTCCAACTCCTCCCGTACTATACCAAATAGGTATTAGTGCAACTGCTGTTTTAGAAGCAGTAGATTATGATATTTATAGTGAAAGTGGTTTTTTAATAGGACAGGCGTTGATAGGAAATAATGCTGGTTGGACAAGCCCAATAAATCTTGTCGCCGCACCAAACAATAATGAAGCATATGCTCAGACCACAGGTATTGAAATATATGCTATTAAAACAACAGATACCGAAAACATAACATTAGGCTCTCATGTTACAGATAGTATTGTTGATAAGGAATTAGGCAAATTGAATTTCCTAAAAGGTAGTGTAATGAATAATCAATTTGATGAAGGGTATGGCGGTGATTTAACAGATGAATATAATTTGGCTTTTTTAGAAGATGGCGATTCAAGCATTAGACAACAATTCCTTTCATATAAGCATACTGTTGACATTGCAATCCCTCCTATTTTTCAAAACATTGATGATTTGTCATTAACTACTGCTGAAAACATCTTTGGTGATGATATATTATTAAAAGCAAGCACAGAAGGTTCATCCACAATAAACCTATATGTTGCGTTAATATTTGACCCTACTCCAAATAATATGTTACAAGATGTTCAATATGAATTATATACTGAAAGGGGGTTTTATTTGGGCAGAACCGCAGTACCGCAAACATACAATAATGATTATATTACTATGGAAACTAATTATTATAAAACAGAAGCGGCGGAAGGAGGTCTTATTCCTGCGGCGGGAGGAAAAACACACATACGATTTTCTCCTACTCCAAAGATTTCTTTAATTACAACATACGGCAATACTCACATTTCCGAAGTAATTCGCACCTTAGCCAAAAGAACAAAACGCAACCTTTACAATGAAACTCTTTGTGTAATGTTAGATAGATATAGTATAGAAAATGGTGGGCAAGCATCAGTAAGTAAAGGTTTAGTTTCTTCTCAAATAGAAGAAGCAATACAAGTTGGTGCTAATTTTAATTCTACTCAACCCAATAAAATAATGCTTCGCCGTCAAGATTATTGTGGGTTCGCTAATTATACTTCTCCTGCTCAAAGTTTAAGCGGTGATGGCGCAACTCCTTATCTTGCAGACGGAGCATATATGGCTTTCAAACCATATTTAGTTTTTACAGATAAAATATCCACTACCATCTATACTAGTACAACTACTATTAGTGCAAGCGGAGGAGATTTAAAAAAATACACCTTTGAAGTAGATACTAAAAACGGAACAAGTACCGCCCAAACAACAAACATGTGGCTAAACTTTGCACCAAACTTAACAGGAACATATTTAGTTTCATGTGAAGGCATATCATATGGGGTTAATACCACAACTAATAAAGATGATTATGAAAGCACCGATACAGGGGCACATACATCATTAAGAAGTTTTGCAGACCAAATACCAAAAAATATACATTATGTAGTTTCCCATACAATTACAAGAGTAGCATCTATAACCATACATGAAATAGTAATAGATAATGCTTCTTCAATATCTAAAGTATATAAAGTAATGAGAGTTGCTGAAAATACTTTCTATGCTAATACTCCAACAAATATTAAATTATATACTCCAAGTGCAGATTATACTAAACAGTCATATAGTGATGAAATGTATTCTGACTTGAAAAGTTATCGCTTTAAAAATTCTAAAGGGCCAAGAGATATTGAAGAACAAAAAAGAGGGACAACAACGCCGGTTGACCTCAAAACTTATTCGGAAACAGGCTTCAATGAAGGCATTTCTTCTATGTATGTTATTGCAGATACAGATAACAGGGGAACGGGCAACTACCTCGTATATAGAAATCCAACTGCTTTCTTTGGGCAATTTACAGATGGTGATTCTTTCTCTATGGCTCTTTCCTCAAATGAAACAACTATCAAAACACAAATGGGAATAGAATATGATAACACTAATAACATAGGAGAATTAAACTTTAGTAAATTAGATAATTTAGTTGGAGTTGTAAGTGCAGGAGAAATCTTTACCATTACAACTACTGAGAACATTAAAGGAAAATATACTAAAGCAAACATAGGCAATACAGTAAACATATGTTATGAAACTGAGGAATTACTTAATGATTTATTTGAAGATGAAGGGCTAACATACACCACACAAGATAGCACAGAATATCCCCTGTTTGTTTCACCGGAATACAAAGGCACAGATTTAATGTCGGCGGCTAACTTCCTCCTTGAGAGAAAGAATAAACGCCTATTATATGATAATGGCTTCTTTATCCGTGATGATGATTCAGCCCTACATAGACCAAATGTTTTCATAGATGAACAAAACACTAATTATAATATTAAATCAGTTGAGAAGGGGGAAAATATATTTGATACCTTTAATGAAATTATTGTATATGGGCGTAATGTAAAGGCAATAAGAAAGAACCTAAAATCAATAAAGAAAATAGGTAAGAAGTCTTTGGAATTGGTGGACAATAACCTATATACTCAATACGATGCAGAACGAAGGGCTTCAAAATTACTTCGCCTTCATTCTCGCCAAAGTGAAAAGATAGTAATAGAAGTGCTCGGTGATGAAATATATTTAATTAAACCAGCCGATATTATCACACTTGAAATACCAAGCCAACATATTGCCCGTAGTGAATATTTAGTATTGGAGCAAGAATATACTATTGATGGTTTTACCAAACTTGTTCTAGGCGAATATAGTAAAGGATTAGAAGATAGGTTTGCAGAATTACTTTCCGAAAATAAAAAAATCAACTCAAGCATTCGCCCCAAGACATTCAAAGAACCAAGCAAATCATCCGATTTCTACGAATCCTTTAAGATTAAGGAGATACGCCTAAAGATAAGGAAGCGTACTTCAAGTGGTAGTGGGGCGACTTTGGGATTCGGTAGCGCAATGGGCCTCACTACAAAAATGGGATTTAGTGGCGGTAGTACAATAACATATGTGGATTTAATAGAGGAAGAATTATGATAAGTGATAAAGCAAAATCAATGTTGGCCGACCATATAGTAAGCACCTTCACAAAGGCAAATGTGGGGGCAGGAGGCAATACTACAAACCCTACTCAATTAGATTTAGATGTGCCTTTGTTAACTAGTAAAATTACTGCAACTCCTACTAAATCAGATGAAAATGTAATAGACTTTAAGATAACCATTGCGGGAAGTAGTGCTGATATTTCCGGCAGAAGTTTAAGGGAAGTTGGTATTTTTGATAGTGGCTCTTGTAGTAATAGTAGTTATTCAACAGAAAGCACATGCACCGCCGCAGGTGCAACATGGACAGAAGCACTATTCACAAGGTTAAACTTTGATGCTCTTGGCCCATTTAGTTCAAGTGAAGAAGTAGAGTTTTTTATTAGTGTGGAGGTGGAGTAATGACAACAACCAATTATATTAATTCAGGATATATTACAAAGATGGGCGATTCACTCACCCATGACGGAACGGCAGGAAGGCCGGTTGATGATATAGATTATCCTCATAGTGGTTTAATCAAAGCACTAAATATTATGGCGAGCACAGGACATACTGTTTTAGATGGAAGTATCGGTTCGGGTTCTAAGAATTTCAATATGGACATGGATGATACTACAAGTAGCACTTATACCACAATAACGGTTAGAGCAGGAACCATAATTAGAGAAGGAGTATTGGTTAGTGTTCCACAACAGGCTATTACTGAAATAGCAAGTGGTAGTCCTTCTGATAGAGAATTTGTTGAGCAAGGTTCTGCTGGTGAAAATTTCTATCATGTAATTGTCGTTGCAGATGGAACGGCGGCGACTATTGCCAACCCTTCAACGCTAGAAACAGCAAATCAAATTTATATTAGAAATCCTTCCGCTAAAGATAAAGTTGTAGATTTAGAGGTTGGTGATATTCCAATTGCTATTTTAAGAGTGCAAAATAGCGAAACGCCAACGGCTAGACACCTTCAATATTTAACTACTGATGTTCAAAGTAATTCTGTTAGTGTTGCTTATGATAATAGTGATGTTTATACTGAAACAATGTCTATCAAAGGAGATGCTAATAGAACCACATTTAAAAATAAAATAGCAAATGCAGATATTAGATTTATATTAGCAGATAATACTGTTGACGAAAAATTTGAAATTTTAACTGATGATGATTCCGATGGGGATGAAGGAGATACTACTGTATTTTCAGTTGATGGATTAGGAACCGTTATGATAGCATCACAAGATGGGGGAGCAACCGTTTCGCCCGATTTAGTATTATATAGAAACTCAAGTTCCCCTGCAAACGGAGATGAAATAGGTTCAATTAAATTTAGAGGAAAAGATGATGGCGATAAGGATAAGGATTACATTAGACTAACTACTGAAATAAGAGATATTACTGAGCATAGTGCAGATGGGAGCCTTATTATTTATGGTCTTTCTAATTCAATTGAAGTAGAATTAATGCGTATTGGAAGGCAAGATGGGATTGTAATTAATGACGATTCGGCAAACTATCTTGATTTTAGAGTAGAAACAGGTAATGAAACCCATGCTTTATTTGTAGATGCAGGTTTAGATGCCGTAGGCATTTGTGAATCTTCCCCCCAAGCACCACTTCATGTTTCGGGGACAGGGACAAACCCATTAGTAATTATAGAAAGCACAGATGGTACAAGTTCCTCATCACCTAATTTACAACTAGTTAGAAATAGTGCCACAGTAGCGGCGTGGGATAATATAGGTAAGATTGATTTTATAGGAACAAATAGTGCAGGTTCAGATACAACATATTGCACAGTCAAAGGACAAATAGATTCTTTCACCGCCGGTAGTGAAAGTAGTAGATTAGATTTTGGAATACTTGTTGCGGGTAGTGCCCGACAAATGTTACGCATTAAAGATAGTGATATAGTTTTTAATGATTCTGCGTTAGATACCGATATTAGAATGGAAAGCACAGGTAATGACAGAATGTTAGTATTAGATGCAGGTTTAGATAGAATAGGTATAGGTCAAGCACTAGCACCCGAAACTATGTTAGATGTTGGAGGAGCAATTAGAACACAAGGATTTAGGCCAAAGTTTGTCAATTATTCTTTTCCTCCTCCACCTGCATCTGCGGATTATCCTTTAAGTTTAACAGATGATTATACTCTTTGGGTTGATACTACCCCCGCTTCAAACCCCACAGTAACAATAACTTTACCCGCCGCTTCCGCAACAGTAGTAGGACATACATTCAAAGTAATTGCAAAGGCTATTAGTGCGACTACTACCATTAGCATTGCTATGACAGGTACAGATATTTTAGTTGATACCAAACAGGCTACTGAAACTACACCCTATGCGCTTACTGCCGGTAAAGTATATCACATCGTTTGCAATGCCTCAACCCAATGGATGATTTGGAAAGAAAATTAAAAATAAAAAAAACGGGGCCGGATAGCCCACCGTTAAGTGAGTTATCCGACCCCGAAGGTATCAAATGTATTTGTCCGACCAAATGGCGAAGCAATTCCTACATTCCCAAAGTTTAATCGTACTTTCCGAGCCTACATAGTAGCCTCTTATTCTTTTTGCTATTGTTGGTTTATTACAAAACCGACATGTTTTATTTAGGCCCATTGTCTGAACCTTCATCTTTCATTAATCTTGTCATATACTCCTCTACTGTTTGTTCGGTGATTGTTGAACCACCAAACGCCGCAAAGAAAAGCAACGACAATATAATTAAAAACAAAAGCATTCCGAACCATTCCGCAGTTGACATTTTACCATTCCACTCCTATCTCAATAAATTTTTCTTCTTTTGTAGAAAAGGCTTTCACCATTCCCTTGTCTTGCCCATACCGCCAAAGGTCATAAACCAATTGGGTATCTTTAAGACAATATTCCGCTACTGCCGTATAATCACCTTGTTTCCAAAGTCTAGGCGCATCGGCACTTTCCATTAACTTACTATCGTCAAGAGAACACTTGACTAAATTTTTTAATTGTAGTCTTTCTCCATTTGCCTTAACTAATATTTTTGATGTATCTATATATTGTTCTGCATTGATATATTTTTGAATACAATATATATCCATAGAATCACGGAGAACGGGAAGGTCAAACGCCCGAATGTTATGTCCGAGCAGTTTGACTCCCTTTTCAAATTGTTCATCTAAGTCATATTTAAGTTGTGATAGTGGTTTAACTTCAACTCCTGCCTTAGCAAAAGTATCTATTGGTTCATCCACATAGACCGTTCCTGTATTACCATTCCAAGTTGAAACAGTAGAAACCATAAACATATGAGTATTTTGAAACCCGCCTATTTCATAGGACATATTTTTAGTTTCAAGGTCTATGGCTAATACAGACATACTATCACTTCTTTTCATTACCCCAAAGTTTAGCAAGTTTTTCAGCGTTTTCATCAATAATGACTATTTCATCTTCATCAGTTCTTCGCTTTAAGAATGCAACAATGTTTGTGTTTGCTACACTAAGCATTGAACCACATTCCCAACCTTGCTCTCCATAAGTATCTAAAGCCTCAATAATTACTTTCGGCCCTTTTGTTACATCAAACACTAAATACATATTTTCCCAATTCATTTTTTTCACTTCCCGAATCCTTTTGCTTGTTTAAGTTTGAGCCTATTTCTGTCAATATCAAATAGATGTTTTACCTTATTAAAATAAGTATATGCTTGCGACTTCCCCACTACTTTTGTTTTCAAAACTTCCGAAGTTAAAGCACTTTTCAAGACATATCCCTCGGCATCTGTTTCCATACCCTTTATTACTTTTGCCCAAATCAATTCCTTCTTTTGTTGAGCAAGAGGCACTCCGCCCCCCTTTAGGCTCAATTCAAGCCAATCCACCAATGTATTATAACATTGTTGGGTCAATTTATAGGCTTGTCTTACATGTTTTGGCCCAACTATATAATGTTCTTCGCCTCCATTAATTGTTGGTGGGCTTGCAATACAACATAATACAGACAACTTTTGTAAAATCTTAAGCATACGGGTCATAAAATTCTCAGCAGTTTCTCTTACATACGGAGGACAGTCAGCACTTCTATTTAGCATTCTATCATATTCTAATTCTAAAGCACCAGCCCAATACCTACTATATTTAACAGTATTAAAGGGGTTTGAACCATTAGCAATAAATTGCTCTTTAACCTTTTTATAAATTGTAAATATAGTATCTGCATGTATAGCACTTGGTATAGAATTATCTTCTCTTTTACCAGCCCTACTTAATTGCATTCTTCTCATTTTATCTTGGTCGGCGGAAGGAACGGCTCTTACATAGCACAACATTCTTTGTAATACACCCTTCTCAGCAATAACATCTTTAAGGTGTTTAGGCACATATGTTGTAGCAAAAACAGACCGTTCACATCTACATTCCATTACATCTCCCTCTTTCAACTTCTTCTTAATTATCCAATTTTCACCTTCTAAAGTATTCATAAAAGTTTGAAGATATACAACTGCATTTTGCTTATGTGTAGTTTGAGCAAAAATACCCGATGATTCAAACTCATCCCAATGAGCCAAACCACTCCCTTCTAATGCACCCGCATGGCGAATAGAAGGTGAAGGCATACCATCAACATCTTCCACCTTTTCATAATAACCTATTAGGGCCGCATCTGTATATTCAGTAATACTAAATATGTCATATTTAGGAACAGTCATTGTTCTGCCTTCTTCCTCAATAGTTATTGCACCTTGTGTAGTTCCTTCAAAAGCATTTATCCTTTCATTCACTCCATCTGTAATAGGCTTTAGAAAATTCCATATTGTTGATTTACCTGTTCCCGAAGTTTGAATCCAACAAAAATGAATTCTCGTATCTTCGGTATTAGTTCCATTTGGTATTCTAATAAAGTCTTTAACTACCTGTCCTAATAAAACAAAAAATGATATTTCTGCGGGAATATCATTACCATGAGAAACATTCAAACAATCTTTAGCCCATCTTTGGGCCGCATAAGGTAAGTTTTCTCTTTTTATTTCGGTTACAGGTTCTTCCAAGTTTTCATCTTCAAACTCGTAGGCATCATCTATATATTCATTTATATCGTCAGTCATATTTTCACCTTCCTTTCGGAATTGAGCACATTAATTATTCGTGCAGAAACGACTGTGCCTATGCCGTCAATGCAAGTTAGGTCTTTCGGCTCTTGTTCTCCTATTTCCATAAGAGAACCAAACTTCTTTATTAGAGCCTTAGCCTTATTTATTGATACACCTTTTATTGTTGTTAGTAAATCTAATCTTAAATCATCCGTTGTTATTCTCTTAAATACTTCGGGTCTTATTACATCTCTTTGTATTGGTTTTATTTTACATATTGCGGTTAATATTAATGCGGCTTCTTTTTCAGTTGGAGTCCAAAATACCTTACAGTCGGTATCAAGGGTTATCCTTGATAGTGCTCCGAGAAACTTGTTCTTAAACATTACTATGCGTGAGGCAGTAGGCAACTTACTTTTACTATGTTTCATTACCTGCCTAATTGCATCATCAAGACTACCATAGACCAATAAAATGCTATGCTCATAGTGGCGGTCTATGTTATCTATTTGAGTATAAATACGCTTAGAAAGAACCGAGCCCAAAAAATCAATTGTGCTTTTCGCCTCAAAACAAACATCATCAAAAACATAATCTCCTATTTCAAGCCACTTCTTCTCAAATGATATATTCAAATTGCGAGCATGTGTTTCCACCATCCCAACTAATTTTGAGCCTTGTTTTTCCCTACTATCAATTATTAACATATTTAACACCAAACTCTCTCATTATCATTGATGATGCCCATTGAGGGAAATGCTCATCAACCACAGTATTCTTTAAAGTAGGTTTAATGTGTAATTCAAAATTACCCATGTGTAGGCAATTTCTCCAATAAATATAATATTTATAATTATACACCACTACATATATTCTATGTTCCTGTTCCTTAATCGCTTTCAATACTATTGTGTCATCTTCAAAAAGATTCGCCATCCATTTATTCCATTCATTTTCATTTATTTTCATGTTCATTTCTCCTTTGGGTATCTCCAACATTTGCCTATACAATATCCTTCCGATATTAATTTCTCACAAAATGGAGTTTTATAGTTATTAAAGACTGTATAGCGAGCATGTTTTCTTGTTTCGCTTTCACTCCAATCCAACCATACTTCTTCATTGTTTTCTGCAATGTGTTTTATTTCTTCAACTATTTTTTCTAATACTTCGTTCTTTTTCTCATTTGATATGAGAGTAGTTCGTGCCGTTAAAACATCACGATACCATGAAACAAGATATGCTCTTGCTATATGGCTTGGATTCTCAACCATAATCGCACTACGCAAACAAGGCAATAATGGTAGCCGCCCTTGTTCTATCACGGCTACAACTTCACCTTCTACTGCTTCAATAGAAGGCACTTCGGGCCATACTATTTTTACATTGCCTGTGGTTCTATATATGGTATTTCTTGGTTTATCAGCAAGAATTAAAATTTCATCTAATCCTTTTTCAATATCTTCTTTGAATATAGGAATACAATATTTTAGGCTATTCATATTAACTGTGTTTGGTATTCTTCTTAGTCTTGTGCTTTGCCCTACCCTTTCATCAAGTGTGCTCTTATGTAAGATATTACTTTCAAGATGTTCTTTGATTTGCCTAAAAAAGAATTGTATTGGTCGGATATTATCAATCTGCTCCCCCTCTAAAAATAAATGAAACCCCCTTCCCGAAAAGAAACAGGTATGTTCTATATTTCTTTCATATACATAATCCAATACAATTTTTAAATCTGTTAGCGCATGGATTAAATTATCACCATGTGCATCAAAATCCAAAAAGATTCTATTTAGAACAACACTTGAATCAATCTTAGCAAATTCAGCAAACTCCCCAAAATCATATACTGTTGTATATAGATTTGTGCGGTTATTTTGCAACTTGATAAAATTAACATATTCATTTTTTGTTCTTACTATCTTTCTTTTCATCTGTGGTGCGTTCTTTATGTGGCTTCCCGCCCATACTTCCCTCGGATATTTCATTTTTATTTCCTCCAAAATCTATTGTTGCATTACTTAACATATCTCTTATTACACCGGCAATCTCGCCGGATAGTTTTGTATTAACTGCTTCCCTCATTACATCTTCAAAAACATAACCTACATAACTTTCATTTATTCTTATTTCTCTAATCAAATCAAACCTTTCGGTTAACTTAGATTCGGAATAAATCTCATTACATAATTTATCTATTGTTTCTTTCAAATTAGATATTTCTGTAAATGTCCAACTCCTTGCTAATACCTTGTTTTTTATTATATCGTCATTCATTCTTCTTCCACCAACACTATTTTCCCTTCTTTTTGTAAAGTAAGAAATGCTTCTCTACTTCTTTTAAGAGTAAAGGCCAATCGCATTACATTTACTAACGCATCACATACATGTTCCTCTTTTAGTAAGATTCTACTTGCAGTTAGAAAATCATTACAATCTATACACACTCTATCATCAAAGTTTTCTAAAAGAGGTTGAGGGTTATTACCTTCATATTCCTTCATCTCTTTATCGCATATTTTACAACCTATTATTTTATCATTCATATTATCACAACCATGTGTCATCCTGTGCCGCTTCACATATACCAAAGTAAGAACAATGAGCACATGTTTTATAGTAAAACTTTGCAGGGAATGATTCATTTTCGTAAGAATGAATTAACTTAGCAATACTTTTTATCATAGAATTATGAGAGGTTTTCTTTACAGGTTCAACATAGAAATAATTTGATATTGGGTAATACCAAGCCCAATGTGTAACGGGAATACCTGCTTCTAACCCTGCTTGTTTCAATACTGCTTCACTACAATTGTCAATCATTAGTTTATAGAAAGCCATTTCCTTTCTCATAGAAGTTGTTTTGTAGTCTTTCCATGCCCCTGTCTTAAACTCCATAGGAATGTAGCCATTACCTTCTTGAAATATACGGTCAATAATACCTTGTAGGTGTATTTTATAATCACGCCTAAGAAGAAACTTAGGGTTAGTATCTGCGGGTATTGTGATTTCACAATCAAACTTGCCTTCATTACAAACAGGTAAATACTCATCTATTTTATTTTCAGCCTTCGCTTCTGTAAATCTTTGTGCTTCAAAAGCCGCTATGGTTAAATAATCATCAAAGTATTCATCAAGAGGGAAAAGACTATTACAATATTCAACTAACTCGTTATGTGATAAACTCTCAGCCTTTTTAATATCAAAAGTATTAAAAAAATCTTCTCTTACATTATGCATAACTGTTCCCTTACGCATTGCTTCGCTTTGGTCTTGAGGTTTTCGTTCAAGATAATTATATTGATATTTCTTAGCACACCAATTAAAAGACCCTAATGAAGATTTAGTTATCTTCAAAATAGGCTCATCTTCTTTATCATAATTTTGGGGTTGCCATTGATAGGTATATTCATCCATTTCTTTTATTTCTTTTTCATACATTTTTTACCACCACTCGCTTACTATTCTTCCTGTTCTTATTGTTGATGTGTCCCAACCCATTGCATTGAATACAGGAGTTGCCTTTTTAATTACTTGGTTCGCATAATATTCCCAATTAGGAATATAATTATCAAAATCTACATATTTATTAAATGCTACATAATCAACCTTCTTAATTTCATCAGTTAAAGGATGAGTAAAACTATCATTTAGTTTTACCTTCAAAAAAAGGTAAGAATCGTCATATTCAACACTCAATTTTTCCTGCCCATATAAAATACCAGCAACACCCCCACCAAAAGTAGGTTTCTTACCTTCTAATGTTGTGAATTGTGTCTTATTCTTCCCACACCCTTTACAATGTTTCATTTCCCTACATTGATTTATGGTATAGTGTTTTTTACAAGAACATTTTACTTTAAACCTTTCTGGTTTCAATCTACTTCTTTTAATTATGTCTAATAGGGGCGCATTACCACTAATCATAGTTTTATACTCACCATTAAGATAAGAAATAATTTCACTTAAAGACTTGCCATTTACCCATTGTTTAAGAAGGGTCAGTTGAACCCTCTTAGCAAATTGAGTTTCACTAATGCGCTTTGCAGTAAAACCTGTCATTACAAACTTAGGTTCTTCAAGAGTTATTCCATCTTCCCACGATACAATCCCCGCATTACGATTCTTTGTAGTGCCAACGCCAAGCGAAGAATAATATTTTTCAAACTCCAATTCAACAGGATGGTGTTTGAGTCTAAGAACATTCGGGAATATTTTTTGCACATGTGTATTAATCTCCTTTACTACTTCTTTTGCTTTTTCTATTGATGGTATTTTGACATATATTGAATCTGTATGTCCATAAACAACCTTCACTTTAATTCACCTATTCCATATACCAACCATGTTTTTTCTTTATGTGGTAAGTTTAATGTGTGTGGTGATTCTTGATATACTATGTACTTCCATTCATGTTCATGTTCACTAATGAATCTTGCCGTTTCTCGGAAGGTGTATGCTTTATGTAACCATACGCCCCAAGCCTTTATTCCATTTGAAAGGGTTAGCAATTCTCTATGTCTGTTATCTATAATGTATTTTTTAGTTCCTATTCTCATTTAATCATCTCCTTCTCACCTTTGAGTATAGTTTCAATGCGGTTTCTCATTTTATACATATCATGTTTCATGTAAGGATAGTTTGGCCCCTTCGTTTGAAAATCGTTAAGTATAAGCAGTAATTCATGGCGAAAACGCTTGACTTCTTTTTTCAAATCTTCAATAATTGAAATAGGTTGTCCGAACCAACCACAGTTACATTGAAAATATCCTTCTTCAACATGAGAAGTTTCACCTCCACACCCCTCTTGAGGGCAATCGTATTCTGTTTCATCCCATTCTTCCCATGTTTTTCCATTGTATTTTCTTGTTCCTATCATTCAATCACCTTCCTATCTTGTTTCCAATAACCCACGATAGCCGAGTTCAATGACTTTCTACCCCAAGTGTTCAAGTGTGAAATTAGTGGGTTCTCGCTATTGAGTATTGACTCATCTTCTTCGGGGGCGAGGTATGCT